CAATTTAATTTGATTGGAAAGTATGACGTAAAAGTTCAACCATCTGATCAGAAAGACAGTGTTCAGATGGATAAGAGAAATAGACCAGATACCTACTTGATGAAGTGGTGGACTCCAAAAACTACAATTGATCAAGGTATCGCTAAAGTATTTGAGGCAATGAAAGGAGATTATCTATGAAGATATTTGTGACAGGATGTGCAGGTCTTCTTGGATCTAATTACACGCGACATCTTTTAGCAAACGGTCATAAAGTAATAGGTATTGATGACCTTTCCGGTGGGTATAAAGCATTTCTCCCAAAGTCTGAAAATTTTATATTTGCAAAATTTGATCTTGAAAGAAGGAAGAAGGTAGTAGAGTTATTTGAAGAACATAAACCAGATATTCTTCTCCATTTTGCCGCATATGCTGCTGAAGGATTATCTCCTTTTATTCGCAACTATAATTATAGGAACAATCTCATCTGCTCTGCAAATTTAATCAACGAATGTATTAAACACGATACAAAGATGATTTTTACATCTAGCATGGCAGTTTATGGTGAACAAGAACCTCCATTTACTGAAGATAAACGTCCACAACCAATTGATCCATATGGCATTGCCAAGTATGCTGTAGAATGTGATTTGAAATTGGCTCATGAGCAGTTCGGTCTTAGATATAATATTGTTCGTCCTCACAATGTTCTTGGAATTTACCAAAACATTTGGGATCGTTATCGAAATGTGATTGGTATTTTCATACGTAAAACTTTGAATGGACAACCAATTCTTGTTTATGGTGATGGAGAACAGACTCGTGCTTTCTCTGATATCAAATATTATATGGAACCATTTGATAAACTTCTCACAGATTTTGACGGAGAAATATTTAATATTGGTGCTGATAAGCACTTTACTCTGAATGAGGTTGCCGAAACAGTACAGAAGATTGGTAAAAAATATGGATATGAAGTTCCTATTGAACATGGTGAACCTAGACATGAAGTAAAACATGCATATTGTGATCACACAAAAGCAAAAAGTATGTTAGAATTTAGAGATGAAACTAATATTGAAGAATTGATTGAAAGTATGTTTGTTTGGGCAATGAAGCAACCAAACAGAAAAGTTAAGACTATGGAATATGAAGTTACTAAAGACATTTACGATTATTGGAAAAACTAATGACTGATTACACTTTCCCTGATTGCAACCGATATTTTCAGAAAGATTTAGAAAAACTTAGATATAAGTTTAATGGTGCTGAGAGTATTAAAAATAATTATTCTCAAGCATTTCAAGATATGTTTGTCTTGAGTATTCTTGATGGAAAGAAGAATGGAACTTATGTTGAAATTGGTGGAGATCATGGTGTGATTATTAGTAACACCTATCTTCTTGAAACTGAGTTTGATTGGAAAGGCGTTTCTTTTGAAATTGATCAGTCAAAGGTTGAAGGATACAACTCTATTAGAGATAATAAGTGCATTTGTGCTGATGCAATTCAATTTGATTATAAAAAATTCTTTAAAGAGAATAAGTACCCAAAGCAAATTGATTATCTCCAAGTTGATATTGAACCTGCCTGGCAAACTCTCAATGCACTGAAAGCACTTCCTTTGGATGAATATCGCTTTTCTGTAATTACTTATGAGACTGATCTTTACAAGGATGGTCCTGATGCTGGCGAAGAGGCAATGGAAATTCTTCTGTCTCATGGATATGAGTTGATCGTAAGAAATGTTGCAAATCAAAATAATCCATATGAAGATTGGTATGTAGATCCTACTGTGGTTGATCCTGAAATTGTAAAACTTTTTGTACAAAAAGGAAGAATTTCTAAAGAGTCAACAGAATGTATCTTTAGGAGTTGAAACATGCTTTTGAGTTTTAATTCCTTGATTAGGAAGTATAGTATCAATGTTACTGGTGTGATTCATGTTGGTGGTCACATTGGACAAGAAATGGAAACTTATAAGAAGAATAATGTAGAAAATCTTATAGTATTTGAACCACAAAAAGTACCATTTCAAAAGTTGACTGATGTTGTCAACTCTATTGGGTTTGATAATATTAATCTCATCAATAAAGCACTTGGAAGTAGTTGTGCTACTGTAGAAATGACTTGTAATGATGATGGATTGTGTAGTTCAATTCTAAATCCTAAACATGTTTTAGAACAATATCCAAATATTATTTTTGACAGGAAAGAAACTGTTGAGATGGTTACAATGGATTCTGTAATTGGGAAAAATCATAGTTATAATTTTCTCAATATGGACACTCAAGGATATGAACTTGAAGTTCTAAAAGGAGCAAAAAATACTCTCAAGACTATTGATTGTGTTTACACTGAGGTTAATAATACTGAAGTCTATGAAAATAATGCTCTTATTGAAGACATTGATGATTTCCTTAAAGAATATAACATGGTTAGAGTTGAAACTGATTGGATGGGCGGTACTTGGGGAGATGCCTTTTACATTAAGCAGGATTTGATATGAGAAGTATTGTGAATAGTGTCTCTCATTGGTATGGGAGACTTGGAAATAATATTCAACAAATCTGCAATGGAATTCTATACTCTCAAATTCATGGAGACGGATTTGTTAGTCCTCCCCATGAATTAATTGAACAAGTCATATTGAATCACGAAGGCAAAACAATGCTTCGTCCAAATAGATTTTTTCACTATAATACACAAAATAAAGACTTTGATATTCCTATTGATTTTCTATATGAAAATATTGGAAAAGTTGCAAAGCAACATGTAGTTCCAAACTTTAAATTTAGCATTGATAAACCATTTGATGATGATACTTTAGTCATTCATATTCGTAGTGGAGATATTTTTGCGCATAAACACAATCCTCCACATGATTATGTTCCCAATCCTTTATGTTATTACTTAAATTTGATTGAGGAATACGATAAAGTAATCGTGGTCACTGAACCAGATAACTATAATCCCATAGTTGATGAACTTAGAAAGATTGAAAAAGTAACCATACAATCAAAATCAGTAGGAGAGGATTTTGCAACTCTTATGAGAGCAAAAAATCTTGCCTCTTCTGGTATTGGTACTTTTGCTGTTGCTGCTGGATTATGCTCTTCTAATCTCAACAATTTTTATTGTACGAACTTATACCTTGATGAGCACTTAAATCCTGGGATGTTAATGAAAACTGAAGGGGTCACTGTTTATGTGATGGAACTTGAAAATTATATTCAACTTAAGAATTGGAAAAACGACGAGGAGCAACGTAAATTTATTCTGGAGTATAAAAATGAGGGTGTTTGATTCTTTTATCTTTTTCAATGAGTTAGATCTTCTTGAACTTAGACTTAATATACTTAATGATGTTGTTGATTATTTTGTAATTACAGAGTCTCCTTGGACTGTTAGTGGAAATCCTAAACCACTTTACTATCAGGAAAACAAAGAAAGATTTTCTAAGTTCGATCATAAAATTATTCATAATATCACTGAAGAAATTCCCAATGACTATAGTGATTATATGGATAAGAAAAAGTATCATACTCCTATGGGTGGAAATGATTTGAATGGAACTCATTATAGAGAGTATCCAATTCGTTTTCAAAGAGCCATCTTTAATAGAGATAGTAGCATTTATGGATCAGTAAATTTTGGAATCAATGATGATGATATTATTCTTACCAGTGATGCTGATGAAATTATTAATCCTTTAGTTCTTAAAGATCTATCTTGGTTTGATCCAAACAATCATTATGTTTGTCTACAGAAAGCGTTTTACTACAAGTTAAACTATCTTTATCAAGATGATTGGATGGGAACAAGGATTTCTACATTTAAAACCCTTTCAAATTATTCTGTAGATCTTTTGAGAAATATGCATAAAGATGCTTATAGGATTGAGCAAGCGGGTTGGCATTGGAGTTTCTTTGGTGACGCAGATAATTTTAGATTGAAATTGGCTTCATATGAACATACTGAAAATAACGTAGATACTAATACTGCAAACGCGGAAAGAAAAATTGACGAAGGTATTGATCCTTTTGGTAGGTCTATTCAAATAAAAACAATTCCCATTGATGACTCATATCCAGACTACATCATTGACAATCAAGAAAAATACGCAGAATTTATTAAACCATGGAATTGATTGAAGGTGTAGCACTTTCAAAATTGTGCGATTATTCCTTCGGTGATCAATCTGGTCAATGGGGGAATATTTTTACATCTTTTATGAAAGATGCTAATCTAATGAATCTTGAATTTGTAGAAAAACTTTTTGAAATTCAAAAAAGCAGAGATTATATGACTCTGTTTATTGATAATATTCGTTTATATAAAAGACATATTGTAGAGGTAAAAGAGACTGACCGACCTTATGTTGAAGGTCTTATGGAAAGAAGTGACCTGTTGAAGTTGTGCTCAAATTTTCCTGATATGAAATTTATCATCTTCACTAACCTTGAAGACACTCCAACTGACGAACACATTTTTGATGCTATTCCTGAAAATGTATTGTGCATTTCTGCTATAAATTCTATTGCCTATGGTGGAAAAGTTGTACCTGCTCCTTATGGTTTGCAGAGGGCAATGAATCCAAGTGATAGTAGGATTGATGATATTAAGAGTTCTATGAGATTCATACCAAAGAATCCTCCAGGACTTTTATATGTGAGTCATAGTGAGAATACAAATACTCAAAGAGTGGGTATCAAGAACATTTTTAAAAATAAGTCTTGGGTAGAAGTTCATGAAGAGAGAGTTCCTTATTCTGTATTTCTATACAATCTTAGTCAATCCAAATTTATGATTTGTCCTGTTGGAAATGCTATTGATTGTCATAGAAATTGGGAAGTTCTTTATATGCGAAGAGTTCCTGTGATGAAAACTCATCCATATCTTAAGAAGTTATTTGAAGGATATCCAGTTCTATTTGTAAATGAATATACTGAAGTAACCGAAGAACTTCTAAAAGATAATGATCATTTGTTTGCTCAAGCGCAAGAAATGGATCTAATTCAATTGACACTTCCAACTTTTTTTGATAACATTGTAAATAAAGTCTTAGAAGGAGAATATGTTAGTAAATGAAATGTATCTTGGATCTGGTCTTGGTAACCAGATTTGGGCATCTGTTGTGACTCGTATCATTGCGGAAAAACTTGGATATGAGTACGGCATCAAAGGCAAAGAACTGTGGAAGGGAAACGGTTGGATGCCTTACTTCTGGGGAAAGGATGTTGTGGGTGGATCTGGACCTGATGGCGGACCTCCAGACACTCTACCTGAAGGTATTGAGTACTGGTATCGTGAACGTCAGGAAGGTCACTATAAAGAGGGTCGTCATCAGCATGATATGAATCCTATTGACCACGGACTTTTCTTTCTCCCGGACAATACTAAACTGGATGGAACATTCCAGAATATGTTGTATATTGAAGATCGACGTGATGATATTCGTGAGTGGTGTAAAGTTGATGAAGATAAAGTCATTACTGATTATTCTGCAGACGATATTTGTGTAATTCATTTTCGTGGAGGAGATTACTCCACTGGATTTTCATTCTTACCGCCCCAATACTATCAAATGGCAATTGAGAGAATGAAAGAAAAGAAAAGTGATATGCGATTTGTGATTGTAACTGACGATGCAGATCTTGCGCGAAAACATATTCCTGGAGTTGAAGTTGTTGGTGCAGCAGTTTCTAATGAACCAGGTGGACCCGACTATAAGATCGGTTGGTATCAAATGAAAGGTGGACCTCTATCTATTGATTATAGTATTTTGCACGCAGCAAAGAATGTGATTATGTCTTCCTCTACTTTTTCTTTCTGGCCTGTTTGGTTGTCAACAGAACTCAAAAATATCATTGTTCCAATGTATTGGTTTGATTGGAATACTTCTGATGGATGGTGGAGACCTGTTGATTCTATCGTTCCTGAGTGGACTTATATGGATAGGTCTGGTAATATTAAAACAGGAAATGATTGTTGGCAGGATTATCGTAGGTATACGTATGTGATTAATCCCGAAACTTCTGGTGTTTTAGTTAAGTATGAATAAAATTAGTCTCCCAAATGTAACTCTCTTTTGCATTTCATCCAATAATATTGATGGTGCTCTCTATGCTTTACAAAAAAGTATGGAGGGTATCTCCTTTGGAAAGGTTAAATTGATCACTCACGAAGATCCATGTAATTTGCCTGAAGAAATTGAGTTCTCAAAATGCTATAAAATTGAATCAATTCATGATTATAACTATTACTGCATTTATAATCTCACCAAACACATAGATACTGATTATTGTCTACTTGTTCAACCAGATGGGTATGTTATTAGACCATTGCAATGGGATGACAATTGGTTTAACTACGACTATATTGGAGCACCGTGGAGGTGGGAAGAAGCATCATTCATAACTCCTTTTGGTGAACATATTTCTGTTGGTAATGGTGGATTTAGTTTTAGGAGTAAGAAACTTCTTGATATTCCAACCAAAGTTCAAGTTCCTTGGGATGTGAATAAAGGCAATTTTTATAAGCATTTTGGATATGGATCAACGTCGGAAGATGGAAACATCTGTGTTCATAATAGGCATATATACGAAGAGCAAGGATGCAAATTTGCTCCAGTAGAAGTTGCCGCAAAGTTTTCTAAAGAAAGGCATATATCTCCATATCATGATGATATTGAGACTTTTGGATTTCATTTTTTTGTTCAGGATATTCGTTGAGGTAATTATGATTGGTTATAATCATTTGGGTCGTAATGGTAGACTTGGTAATCAAATGTTTCAATATGCTGCATTAAGAGGAATTGCAGAAAAGCATGGATATGAATGGTGTATTCCTCCAAGTGACTTTCGTAACGAGCATAAAGACCATCAGTTGTTTGAAGCCTTCAAACTTCCTTCTGTGAAGAATGTTGAGATGCTTGGTGCAACTTATGTTGAAGAAAAGTCTTTTACTTTTGATGAAGATCTATTTGAAACTTGTCAGGACAATGTAAATCTTTATGGATTCTTTCAAACCGAAAAGTATTTTAAGTACATTGAACAACAGATTCGTGAAGATTTCATCTTTGTAGATGATATTCGGAATCCATGTAAAGAGATGTTTACTTTTGATGAAGCAATTTCCTTACATATTCGTAGAAGTGATTATGTTCAAAAACAGAACTATCATCCACTTTGCTCTATAGAATACTATGAGGAAGCACTGAAAAGACTTCCTCAAGATATTCCAGTTCTTATTTTTTCAGATGATACTGAGTGGTGTAAAAAGCAAGATATTTTTCAACCAGATAGATTTCTTATCTCTGAATCTGATAATAATTTGGTTGATATGTGTCTAATGACAATGTGCAGTTATCACATCATTGCAAATAGTTCTTTTAGTTGGTGGGGTGCTTGGCTCTCTGGTAGTAAAAAAGTTATTGCTCCCAAGGTTTGGTTTGGTCCTCAAGCGAATCTTGATGATCGTGATTTAGTCCCTGATTCTTGGGAGCGTATTTGATGAGATTTTCTATTGCAATTCCTGCGCATGATAGGGGAGAAAATGGTCCAGTATGGATGAGAGAACTTCTTGACTCTATTAAGACTCAAACGTTTCAAGATTTGGAAATAGTTGTTTCGGATCAAAGTAAAAATGATAAAATTTTAAATGCGTGTAAGGAATACTCCAATGATTTTGATTTCAAATATGTAAAGTATAGTGGAAATATTCCTTGCGAAAATATTAATATTGCCCTTGATGAGTGTGAGGGAGAGATTATTAAACCGATGTTTTCTGATGATCTCTTCGTTGTGGATAATGCTTTAGAAATTCTTGATCAGGAATATAAAAAGACTGGGTGTTCCTGGTCTTTTAGTGGATTTTGTGGAACTAAAGATGGTAAAACATTTTATGATGAAAGAGTTCCTCAGTGGACAGACTACATGTTAGAAGGTAGAAATCTTTTAAGTGGTCCTTCTGTTGTCTCTTTTTTGGGAAATTCAAAGCAACACTTTGATGAGAATCTAAAACTACTTTTAGATACTGAGTTTTATCATCGTATGCGTTGGGAGAATGGAGTTCCCCATATTATTTCTGATGTCTTAGTTGCAAACCGTGACCATGACAATCGCATTAGTAGTCATCAAACATCTCAATATGATGCAGTGGTAGAACATCCAGAAGGTAGTTGGTTGATTAATAGATCAGAGTATCACTACGTCCAAAATAAGCATAAAGAATTTTGCATCAATAGAAAATATCCAGATGAAAATTGATTTAAAGGAAGCAACTTTTATTATTCCAATTCGTATTGAGTCTACTGATAGACTTAGGAATGTAATTACAACAACTGCGTTTTTGTTGGAAAATTTTGATACGAATGTTCTTATTAAAGAAGTTGATGTAGAGTCTGTTTTTCAGAAAGAGGCTCTACCAATTTTAAAGAATATTTTGGATGTTGAAATTAATGTAAATCATATCTTTGAGAAAAGTGATGAACCACTCTTTCATCGTCAGAAAGTTTTGAATGAAATGATTGTGGAAGCAAAGTCAGAGATAGTTGTAAACTATGATTGTGATGTTTTGCTTCCTTTAGATTCATACCACGAAGCATATCAGTCTATTTTGCATCATACGCATGATGTAATTTATCCATATGGACAAGGATTATACCAAAGGAAAGTTTATGTAACTGATGAAGTAGTTTCTCATTTCTTACAAAATATGGACTTTGATTATCTTGAGAAACATTCAGAACGTAGCACCTCTGATTTTGGGTGGGTTCAGTTTTTCAACCGTCAAGTTTATATTGATGGTGGGATGGAGAATGAAAACTTTAAAGCATACGCTCCAGAAGATAAAGAAAGATTTTACAGGTTTAATACTTTAGAGTATAATGTTGGTAGAATCAATGATGTTGTTTATCACTTAGAGCATTCGCGAGGAGAAAACTCTTGGTTTAATAATCCCTACATGCAATCTAATATTAGTGAGTGGGAAAAAATTCAAACTATGGATAAAAATCAACTAAAAGAATATTATTTGAAACAGGATTATCTTAAAAAATATGTTAGCATTTAATCAGATTGGAAATCTTGGCAGACTTGGTAATCAAATGTTTGAGTATGCATCTCTAAGAGGGATTGCTGCTAAACATAATTATGATTGGTGTATTCCACCATTTCATAGAAGTGGTATTGAAAATTACAGTCTACATAATTGTTTTAAATTGGAGTCTGTTGAAGATTTTAATTTAAATTTTAGAGATGACTTTGGATATGTTCAAGAAAGATTCTTTCACTTTGATGAGGAACTTTTTGAGAATTGTCCAGATAATGTAAGTCTTCATGGATTTTTTCAATCTGAAAAATATTTTCAACATATTTCAGATGACATCTGTAAGGATTTTACTTTTCATGATGAGCATCTTGAACCTTGTAAAGAAATGATGGAAAATTTCCAAGGTCAGGAACCAATCATGCTTCATGTTCGCAGAGGAGATCCAAATTTGGTTGATCCTCGCGGATTTAAGTGGGCATATGTAAATTGCTCTGAACAACATCCAGTGCAATCAATTGATTATTATGAGAAGGCACTTTCTTATTTTGATGATGATCATCCTGTAATTGTATTTTCAGATTCTCCTGAATGGGTAAAAGAGCAGGAATTCTTTGAGAGTGATAGATTTTTTGTATCCGAACCAGTTGATAAATATCCAGACGGATCTTATACGCCATATGCTGACCTTTGCTTAATGTCATTGTGTTCTCATGCTATTATTGCTAATAGTTCTTTGAGTTGGTGGGGGTCATGGTTGATTAGTAATCCAAATAAAAAAGTTATCGCACCGCAAAAGTGGTTTGGTCCTGCGTATGCAGACAAAGATACTAAAGATCTTTATTGTTCAGGTTGGGTAGTAGTATGAATGATTTGCTTGATAAAAATAAATCAACGTATAAACTTAAAAATATTGGACCAATTTATTATTTGAATCTTGATGGGCAACCTGAAAGAAGAAAATATATGGAGGACCAATTTAAATATTGGGAGATAGAGAATTATACTCGCATCTTTGCATATGATGGTAGAGAAGATGACCTTAGTGATATTATTAGTGGTCGTTATCCTGAAATGATGACCTCAGGTGAGGTTGGGTGTATTACTTCTCATTTGAAAGCAATTAAACATTGGTATGAAACAAGCGATAGTTCATATGCAATTATTATGGAAGATGATTGTAATCTGGATTTAGTTAAGTATTGGAACTTTACTTGGTCTGATTTTTATGCACATATTCCTTATGATTGGGATGTAGTTCAAATTGCAATTATTTGTACTGGTGATATACACGTAAAACTTCATAAGAGGTTTGTAAATGATTTTTCTACAGCTTGTTATCTAATTACAAGACATCATGCAGAAAAACTTTTGAAGTTTCATGTTCGAGGTGATAAGTATAAACTTGATAATGGTGTTAAACCAAGACCTGTTGCTGATGATTTGATTTATAACTCAGGTAATACTTACTCCATTCCTCTCTTGCTTTACCGAATTGAATTGGGTTCTAGCATTCACCCAGATCATATTGACGCTTTTCATAGAGGAAATTATAATGCTCTCTCGCAGTATTGGCAGCAAAATGGTGCTAACATTGACATTAAGGATTATATGAATTATGATCCATTCTTGGGCAGAATAACTGAAAATTCATCTGCCCAACAAACCACTTGACAAATTTGAACAAAATCAGTACACTAAATAAGTACTTAAGAATTCTGTTGTAATTCTTAATCTTTGTCCTATAGTACAAACAAAAACAAATCTATGAAATTCTTTCAACAACTGATGCTTGCACCTGTTGCTCTGGGAATGGTTGCTCCTGCTGCGATGGCGGCAGATCTTAATATGAATGGAGTTAACCAATATTCTTCAGATCAGGTTACAAGCGTCACTCAATTCTCTGATGTTCGTCCTACCGATTGGGCATATCAGGCACTCAGCAACCTTGTAGAGCGTTATGGTTGCGTTGCTGGTTATCCCAATGGAACCTTTGGTGGTGGTCGTGCAATGACTCGCTATGAGGCAGCAGCACTTCTGAATGCTTGCCTTGATCGTGTGACCGAAGTTACTGATGAACTGAAGCGCCTTCAAGCAGAATTCGCACAAGAACTTGCTGTTCTTCGTGGTCGTGTAGATAAACTGGAAGCACAAGTTACTACTCTTGAAGCACAACAGTTCTCCACTACAACCAAACTGCGTGGTGAAGCAAACTTTGTTCTCGGTGGTGTTGATGACTATCAGACCAAAGGTGGTGATTCAACTCGTACCGCATTCAACTATGATCTGCGTCTGAATCTGGATACTTCGTTCACTGGTCAAGATCTGCTTCGCACTCGTCTTCGTTCTGCTAACTTTAGTAGCAATCCTTTTGGTTCCAGTTCTTCAATCTTCAAACTGGATAAAGCAGATGATACTTCCAGTGAAGTTGGTAACAATGTAGTTATTGATCGCCTGTTTTATCAGTTCCCTGCGTTCAATAACACCACCACTCTTACTGCTGGTGCTCTTGTTCGTAATACTGAGATGTCTTGGATTCCTACTGCTTACAAGTCGAACATTCTTGACTTCTTCCAAGTAGCAGGTGCTCCTGGTGTGTATAACAAGGCAACTGGTTCTGGTTTTGGTGTTCAGTACGGCAAAAAAGGTCTTGTTGCTGGTGTAAACTATGTTGCCCAAAACGGTAGCGATAGTTCTACTGGTGAGTTTGACAAGTCTGGTGCTCTTAATACCTTGGCACAAGTTGGTTATCGTGGTGATAACTGGGGTGCTGCATTCGGTTATCGTTATGGTACTGAAGGTACTCGTGTTCGTACCTATAATGGTCTGAATGGTGCTTCTGGCACTCTGGTTCCTGGTCAAACCTCTAATGGTTATGCTATCAACGCATATTGGCAACCTACTCAATCTGGTTGGGTTCCCTCTATCTCTGGTGGTTATGGTTGGAATACTGTAAGTGGTACTCCTAGTGATGCTACCAACAGTCAATCATGGTTTGCTGGTTTGACTTGGGATGATGTGTTTGTTGATGGTAACTCCGCTGGTGTTGCTGTCGGTCAGGCACCCACTGGCGAAAACCTTGAGAAGGCAACGATGCTTGAAATCTTCTACAAGTATCAAGTGTCTGATAACATCAGCGTCACTCCTGCTATCATCTACGGTAGTGACAATCAACGTCTTGCTGGCAACTCCTCTAATTGGGGTGGTGTAATCCAGACGACATTCAAGTTCTGATAAACTACTCATAAGTTCAGTTAGGTCACTCCAAAATGGGTGACCTTTTTTGTTAGGTAATGAAAACCTTAACCAAACCTTAGTGGACTTTGAGGTTTCATTCTAGTATTATTACTTACGAAGTCAATTCACTTCTAAATTCTTTTTTATGAAACTGAAACAAATTTTTGCTGTTGGTCTAGTTGCTGCACCTGCATCTGCTCTTGCTGGACCTACTATTAATGGTGCGGGTGCTACTTTCCCTGCTCCAATTTATCAACGTTGGTTCCAAGATTATGCACGAACTACTGGGAATAGGGTTAATTACCAGTCCGTTGGTTCTGGTGCTGGTGTTCGTCAATTTATTGCGGGCACAATTAACTTCGGAGCAACCGACGAATCAATCTCAGCATCAGACGCCGCCAAAGTGAAGCGTGGTGTCGTTCAAATTCCTATGGTGGGTGGAACGATTGCTGTTGCTTATAACAAACCAGGATGCACTTTGAAACTCACCCAGAAGCAAACAGTTGATATCTTTGCTGGGCGCATCAAAAACTGGAATCAAGTTGGATGTGCCGCAGGACCTATGATGGTTGTTCATCGTTCTGATGGTGCTGGAACTACTTATGCTTTCACCAATTCTCTGAAATCATTTGGCGGTTGGACTGCAGGTGCTGCCAAGTCTGTTAATTGGCCTACTGGTGTAGGTGCAAAAGGTAATGAAGGTGTTGCTGGTCGCATCCGACAAAGTAATGGTGCAATTGGTTATGTAAACACTGGATTTGTAAAAGCAAACAAACTCCAAGCAGCAGCAATTCAAAACAAGGCAGGTAAGTTTGTTCTTCCTACCGCTGCTTCTGGTTCTGCTGCTCTGAATGGCATTAAACTGGATGGAAACCTTGCAGGTGAAAACCCAAATCCCTCTGGAGCAACTGCATATCCTATTTCAACTCTGACTTGGGTTCTTGCATATAGGACTGGTAATGGTGCTAATGCTGTTGCCATCCGCAACGCACTCAACTATGCCCTGAGTTCAAAGGCACAATCAATTGCTGATGATCTTGGATATGTTCCCCTGAGTGGTTCTATTCTGAACCGCGCAAGACTTGCTGTAAACCGCATTGGTCAGTAAATTCTGATAAAATTAGGTATAAATGACTACAAGGGGTGCTTGACACCCTTTTCTTTTTCCTATATAATTGTGTAACAATTCGTAATAAAACGAAAATGACTGTAACTAAAAATGAGTTCGGGCAAATGAATATGTTTGCTAAAGAACCATCGATGTATATGACCAAGGAAGACCTTGATCGTTATGGCATCGAACCTTATGCCGAGAAGGCGGAGAAAATGAATGGACGCACTGCAATGGTCGGGTTTATTGCTGGTCTTATTTCTTATGCTTTCACTGGCAAACTCTTTTTCGGGGTCTTCTGAGGGTTGACAATGACTTCACTCTTGTTTACAATGACCTCAGTTGCCTTCTTCGTTTTGTTGGCAGCATCTGTAGAAAAACTTTGTGAGACTTACTAATGACCGTTTTTAATGTCACTCTTCAATCTCCTGATGGAACTGAAACCACTATCGAATGTGCTGATGACCAATACATTCTCGAAGCAGCAGAAGAGGCAGGCGTTGACCTTCCTTCATCGTGTAAGGCAGGCGCTTGTTCTGCCTGTGCTGGAAAACTCATCTCTGGCACCGTTGACAACGAAGAACAATCGTTCCTTGATGATGATCAACAAGCAGAAGGTTGGGTTCTCACTTGCGTTGCTTATCCCACAAGTGATTGTGTGATTCTCACTGAACAGGAAGAGAATCTGTGATTGGTAACCTTGAACCAGAGGAGAACGTTATGAGCAATCCTGGAATGCTGGGACAATTTGCTATTGCTCTACAAGAACTTGGATGGGATAAAGACGATGACATCTCAGTTGAAATTGGTGGAGTAGCGGTCACAGGAACTGCTACTAGTCCAAACGCAAACCCAAAATGGGCAAAACCTTTTGGAACAGTGTCTTATCAAAACGATGCCTTCATCGTAATTAAAAACAAATCAAGGAACCCAGTTGTTCCTTCACAACCAAATCCTGAACTCAAACAACAACACCCTTATAATGGAACACTCTCTAGTTGAATTGCTGACTTATTATGTGATTGTTGCTGCTCTCTTTATTGGAGCACCGGCAGTATTCTTCACAATTGTCTTTATGCCTGCACTTATGAATACTAAGGGTGCAGTTGTTGGTTACAAAATTCACCGTGATTATGGTGAAACATCTATCTATTCTAAAGTAAACTAAAGGAGAAAAGCAATGAACGAACGCGCAGAACGTATTAATGGTTGGGCAGCAATGATCGGTATTGTTGCCGCAATGGGTTCCTATGCCCTCACCGGACAGATTATTCCGGGTATTTGGTGAATTGATGTTTAATATTTTTAAGAAAAAGAAAAATATTATGGAGGTTAAAATGCGTAAAGAACAATATGAAGTTCCCCAGGTGCAATTTGTATTTCGTCAGAATGGAGAATTTGTAACTCGTACTACTTCAGAACTCTTCGATGGAAAGCGTGTGGTCTTGTTTAGTCTGCCTGGTGCTTTCACTCCTGCTTGCAGTGCCTATCAGCTTCCTGGATTCGAAGAGAGATACGACGACTTTATTGGTAGTGGCATCGACGCTATTTACTGCATCTCTGTTAATGATGGGTTTGTAATGAATGCTTGGCAACAAGATCAGAACATCAAGAATGTAAAACTCATTCCAGACGGCAATGCATATTTCACACGTTCTATGGGTATGCTCGTCAATAAGTCTAACCTTGGTTTCGGTGATCGCTCTTGGCGTTATGCTATGGTCGTGGATAACGGAATCATCGAAAAACTATTCGTTGAGGCAGGTCAGCGAGACAATGCAGACATCGACCCTTACGAGAAGACTACTCCAGAAGTGGTTCTTGATTATGTGAAGTCTACAGTACGCGAAACAGTTACTGCTTGATTGAAGGAGGGATAAAACCCTCCTTTTTTCATAAATATAGTACAGGGTTTGGATACAATAATGCTTATAGATCTCCATAATTTTTTCAAGCACTACGACGAAAAAAATCCAAAGCATGTTGCTGCTGTTGAGCAACTTGAAAAAGATCTGCAACTTAAAGCACAAGATTTGCTACAAGATAATGCAAACTGGGTGAGGATTTATAGAACTAAAGAAGACAACCCACAATCATCAATTTTACCTGTTCCTTTCTATCCACAAACAGATAACTATAGAGATGCAAATAGAACTTGCAACTCTTCTGCATGTGCAATGTGTCTTGAGTATTTCAAACCTGGTACACTAAAAGGACCTAAAGGCGATGACGCCTATGTACAAAAAGTTTTCTCAATCGGTGACACAACTGACCACTTGGTTCAGACCAAAGTTCTTGCGTCATATGGTATTAAATCCAGTTTTTCCTACAGCCTTACTTTTGCTGATCTTGATAGAGAGCTTGCCTCTGGTAGACCTGTTGTTATTGGTATTCTTCATCGCGGTCCTCTATCTAACCCCACAGGGGGACACATGGTAGTGGTGATTGGCAAAACTCATTCTGGTGATTATGTAGTCAATGATCCATATGGTTCTCTCAATGATGGTTATACTGGTGCAGTAACTAATGGTAAAGGTGCTGTTTATAAGAGAAGTGACCTTTCTCATAGGTGGTGCCCTAAAGGTAATGATGGATGGGGAAGATTATTTGATGTAAAAAAGTAGAAACGCCAACTAACAATACTGTTTCGTTAGTTGGTATTGAATTAATAAAGGAGTTTGAGGGTTGTCATTTAAACGCTTATCCAGACCCATTAACGGGAGGATTGCCAATTACTATTGGTTGGGGAAGTACTAAAGATTTTAATGGACAACCATTTAATATAGGAAAAAAAATTACTCAAGAGTATGCAGATAGACTTTTAGTTTTTGATATTGAAAATAGATTTCTTCCTTCGCTACAAAAAATACCTTACTGGAGTGAGATGAATGACAACCAAAGAGGGGCTTTACTTTCTTTTGCATATAATCTTGGCGCAGGTTTCTATGGTGGTAGCAACTTCAATACTATTACAAAAGTCTTGAAGAATAAGGAATGGGATAAAGTACCTGATGCCTTGTATCTTTATAGAAATCCTGGGTCTAATGTGGAGGCAGGACTGGCAAGAAGAAGAAAAGCAGAAGGGGACTTGTGGAAGTCTTAATCATCCATCTTTGCTTTTAGTCCAAGTAGTGTAGTAAATAAAGTAAATAAAGCATTATATCCCCTGCTCTCAGATTCTTTGCAATCTAAGGGTGGGGGATTTACTAATCCTCCTAATGCGTCTGCTCTTTCCATTGAACCTGGAATCATAAAATTACAATTTATGAATGTAATTCCAATGTAACATAAGGTTCCAATAACTAAAGAAGCGATTAATTTATCTAAAAGGTTCGCCTTTCTTTTTTCCTTTTTTTGCTGGTCTTCGGATGAATCTGAAGACTTCTGTTGGTTGTCTTTTTGGGGGGATTCTTCTGGCATTTAGAAATACTCCTTCATTGACAATTAATCTGATAATCAATAGTCCAATAAGAAATAATCTTTTCATTTTTAGTAAGGTTCTACAATACCTTCGTTTAGCATTTTTTGATTCAAACTAATGAGATTATCTATAAGATAAAGAGTTCCAAGTATCCTTCCATACTTATCTTCTTTTGTTGTTTCAATAATCCATTCGTCTTCTTTAGAGAGTTCTTTAGTTAACCATTCTTTTGCCGCAAGTCCTTTTTTCTTTTCTTCTAAATCTAAAGTCTTTGTTTCAGCAGCATTGATTCCTTTTAGTCGAACTCTATGGGATAGAGTAATTCTAAATCCCAAATCAATATCTACATCTATTGTATCGCCATCAATGACTTTTACTATCTTCTTGATTTTGTACTGATACATTTTCTTGATTTGCAATACGAAGGATCTTATAAATCACCCAAACAGTTCCTAATAATCCGATTCCAAGTAGGACAATCACACTCCAAACTATATCATTCATTATAATTTTCCTTCTTGTTTATGTATCCAAGTCTTGAGTTCGTGAAGATATTGTCTTAACATATCTGCTTTTTCTAAATGCCACAAATCACCACTCTTGAAGTATTCTTGAGTGTGATTATCAATTGCCTTTAGAATATTATGTATTGGTGCGTTCCATCGCTCACGCTTGGGAGTATTCCATTCTCTTGGCATATATCACTTCTTCTTACCGCCATTCTTTGCTTTTTTCGCAGTCGCATTACCTTGATTTTGCTTGGATTGCTTGCCACCAGCAGAACCCTTCTTACCTTTGTTTGCAGACTTTGACACTGTACCGCCCCATATGATACAATGATATTTAGGAAAAACGGTTCCTATTTATACTGTGCCACCTAGGCAATTGGACCTATTGACAGCATTTCCTGACGATGCTATGATAAATAGGTAAACAAATGTTACGAGTCTATCATAACTCTTAACATTGTTGAACACCCGTTAACCGAGACCTATGGGTGTATAAATTACGTCTCTCATATCCGCACTGGAGGGTGGTGCGGAGCATAACGATACCAGTTCGTCCCCCGAACTCTTATCTAACACTCTTAACAAATGACTGCTACAATTTCACGTCAACAATCACAATCGAATATTTGGGAACAGTTTTGCAACTGGGTAACTTCAACTGATAACCGCCTCTATGTGGGTTGGTTCGGCGTTCTGATGATTCCTTGCCTACTTGCTGCCACCACTTGCTTCATTATCGCATTCATCGGTGCTCCCCCTGTGGACATTGATGGTATCCGTGAACCTGTTGCTGGTTCACTGATGTACGGAAACAACATCATCTCTGGTGCTGTGATTCCTTCGTCCAATGCTATTGGACTGCACTTTTATCCTATCTGGGAAGCTGCTTCCCTAGATGAGTGGCTCTACAACGGTGGTCCTTTCCAACTGGTTGTGTTCCACTTCCTTATCGGCATCTACTGCTATATGGGTCGTGAATGGGAACTCTCTTACCGTCTAGGTATGCGTCCTTGGATTATGGTTGCTTATAGCGCACCTGTTGCTGCTGCATCTGCGGTATTCCTGGTCTATCCTTTTGGTCAAGGTTCTTTCTCTGATGCGATGCCTTTGGGTATCTCTGGTACTTTTAACTACATGCTTGTCTTCCAGGCTGAGCACAACATCCTGATGCACCCCTTCCACATGCTTGGAGTTGCTGGTGTCTTCGGTGGTTCTCTGTTCAGTGCTATGCACGGTTCTCTGGTTACTTCCTCGCTGGTTCGTGAAACCACTGAGAATGAGTCGCAGAACTATGGTTACAAGTTCGGTCAAGAAGAAGAGACTTATAACATTGTTGCTGCACACGGTTATTTCGGTCGCCTTATTTTTCAATATGCTTCCTTTAATAACTCACGTTCGCTGCACTTCTTCCTTGCTGCTTGGCCCGTTGTAGGTATTTGGTTCACCGCTCTTGGTGTTTCCACGATGGCTTTTAACCTCAATGGTTTTAATTTCAATCAGAGCATTATGAGTTCTGAAGGTAAAGTTATTAACACTTGGGCTGACGTTCTCAACCGTGCTGGACTGGGGATGGAGGTAATGCACGAGCGCAATGCTCATAATTTCCCTCTGGACCTTGCTGCTACTGAAGCAACCCCAGTTGCTCTTACTGCACCTGCAATCGGTTGATTTATTAAGAAAAACCTAGTATAATGAGAGGGGAATAAACACCCCTCTTTTTTTATGCGTATTTGTAAAATATGTGGTGTAAATAAACCACTAACAGAATATAAACGAGTTGGTCCAAATAGGGTGCATATGTGGAACTGTTTATCTTGTTATAAAGAAAACAGAAAATATAATAAAAGAAATATGTTGTCTAAAATGGACGCTGACCTACGGAGAAGGTATAATATTACAGAAGAAAACTATTATGAAATGTTAGAGGCACAAAATTATAAGTGTGCAACTTGCAAATCGACAGACCCTATTGGATATAGGGGCAGTGATAAATTTTGTGTTGACCACGACCATAATACAGGTAAAGTTAGGGGATTACTTTGCAATCATTGCAATAGGGCATTGGGTCTTGTAAGGGAAAATAGACAGACCTTACAAAATATGCTACAATACTTAGACATTTAAAAATTTTATTATGATTACTAAAGAAGGATTTATTCAAGCAACTAATCTTGCGCCTGAAAGGGCAGAAAAAATCTATGAAGAACTTAACGATAGGTTTAATGGAGATTGGAGCAAAGCATCTGACTATCTTGAAGATTTAGTTGCGTATCTACAAAAGCACCAATAATATGTCTCATAATACTCAAAACGAACCTATGCCTAACTGGGTAATCTGGGCAGGCGTAGGTATGATGGTATTTACGGTTCTTGTTTTTGTCTTATTCACTCTTGGGCAAATTTACTGGGGATAAGTGCTAATACTCATTGACCTCTTTGTTAAGGAATGTTAAGATAAATATGAGAAATACATAGGAGGTTATGACTTCTTCAACACTTTCACAACCAATTAACCGGCGAGGATGGTTTGATGTCTTGGATGACTGGCTTAAACGAGATCGCTTTGTATTTGTGGGTTGGTCTGGATTACTACTTTTTCCCACTGCTTATCTTGCCCTTGGTGGCTGGCTTACTGGCACAACGTTTGTTACAAGTTGGTACACCCACGGGTTGGCGTCTAGTTACCTTGAAGGCGCTAATTTCCTTACGGCTGCTGTGTCAACGCCTGCAGATTCTATGGGTCATTCTCTTCTTCTACTTTGGGGTCCTGAGTCTCAAGGGGATATCATCAGGTGGTTCCAACTTGGGGGACTCTGGACTTTTGTGGCGCTCCACGGATCTTTCGCTCTGATTGGATTTATGCTTCGACAGTTTGAGATTGCACGACTGGTCGGTATTCGACCTTATAATGCTATTGCGTTTTCTGGTCCGATTGCAGTATTCGTTTCAGTATTCTTGATGTATCCACTGGGACAATCCAGTTGGTTCTTTGCTCCATCTTTTGGTGTGGCAGCGATCTTCAGGTTCTTGTTGTTTATTCAAGGATTTCATAATTATCTACTAAATCCGTTTCATATGATGGGTGTAGCAGGTATTCTTGGTGGTGCTTTGCTTTGCGCTATTCATGGTGCTACTGTAGAAAATACTCTTTATCAGGATGGTGATAAAGCAAATACCTTTAAGGCATTTGAACCAACACAAGAAGAAGAAACTTATTCTATGGTAACTGCTAATCGTTATTGGTCTCAAATTTTTGGCATTGCTTTTAGTAATAAAAGGTTTCTACACTTCCTAATGCTTTTTGTTCCTGTAACAGGACTTTGGATGGCATCTATTGGTATGATTGGACTTGCTTTGAACTTTAGAGCATATGATTTTGTAAGTCAGGAAATTCGAGCAGCTGAAGATCCTTCGTATGAAACTTTCTACACAAAAAATCAACTTTTATCAGAAGGAATTCGTGCCTGGATGTTTAGTGTGGACCAACCACAAATGAACCTGGTGCTACCTGATGAGGTATTGCCACGAGGTAATGCTCTATAAATAGAGTTGCCTAACGGTGACACATTAGGTAAAATGGAAGGGAAACCTTCCATTTTTTGTATAAATATTAATGTCACCGTTAGAGTAGTATGAATAACATTTTTTACACTTACGCATATTTGCGTGAGGATAAAACTCCCTATTATATTGGTAAAGGTAAGGGAGACCGAGTATATAAGAAATCAAAGAATGATATAAGACCTCCTAGAGATAAGAGTAAAATAATACTTCTCAAGCAAAACTTAAGTGAAGGAGATGCATTTAATCACGAAAAGTATATGATTGCTATATTTGGTAGAAAAGATTTAGGGACAGGTATTCTTCATAATAGAACTGATGGTGGTGATGGTTCTTCTGGTGTTTTGCAAACAGAAGAAACAAAACTGAAGAGAAGTAATGCTCTAAAAGGAAGACCTAGACCCGAAGAAGTAAAGAATAAGATAGGAGAAAAAAATAAAGGTAGAACACAATCACAAAAAGCAAGAAATAAGATTGGTGATATTCATAAAGGTAATACATATTGGGTGGGTAGAAAGCATACTGAAGAGTCAAAACAAAAAATGAGAGATGCTAAAGTTGGCAAATCAAGTCATATGAAAGGTAAATCTCATAGTGAAGAAATTAAAGATAAAATAAGTTCTTCCAAAAAGGGAAAATCTAACGGTTGTGAAGGAAGAAAATATTCTCCAGAAACCATAGAAAAAATGCGTCAATCTGCAAGAAATAGAAAAAAGAACTCCAAACACTCGTAGAAAATCTAAAATGCTTCCAATCCTAACATTCTTTATTCTCTTCGGTTTGTTTATGACTCTTATATCGCTCACGGACCACTATCATTACTGACAAAATAAATATTCATAAGTCGCAAGCACTTATGGGACCTCTCCAGTCGCCTCAAGAATACTTGTTCAATCTACACGCAACAAGTCAATCAGAAGCAAAACGATTATGGAGAAAACAAATAAAAGAAAGTTGGGATCATAAATGTGCTTATTGTGGTTCAGAAGAAGATTTGACTTTGGACCATGTTATACCACAATCAAAAGGTGGATTAGATATTACAAGAAATGTAGTATGTTGCTGTAAATCTTGTAATCAATCTAAGGGACATGAACACTGGAAGTTGTGGTATGTTCAACAGGATTTTTATTGTGAGAATAAATTTGATATAATAGAAGAATGGATGGCACCGCCAAAACCAACTAATCTTTATGCATATCGCCCAAGAAAAAATATTAGATATTGAGACATTTATACATAAGAAAGTTGACTTAAAACTATGAAAACCTTATCGCTTTCAGAAGACCAAATTAAACTTCTTGCGGATGCTCTTTGGATGCGTCAAAGATGTTTTGTTGCTGGAGACAAAAGATTTAAAGAATATGGAGCAATGTTAGACACCCTCATTGAAGATATGGATTATGTTCCTAATAGATCTTGAAATGATTACTTCAACAACTCCATATAAACTAGCAGAGATCATTAGAGATACTTGGCCAAATCTTTACAGACCAGCAAAAGAAACCTATAATACTAAAAGTCAGAAGAAAAAGAATGTATGATTATTGGGTGGTGACAGACAAGACCACGGGTAGAGTGATTGCTCACTGTGGCGAAGAAAATGATGCCCTTATGTTGATTGGTTTTGATCCTGATAAAAGAAGTTATAGAAAACAGAAGTTTATTTTGGATCAGATCATTACAGTAACATCAATAACAGATAAACAACTTCCGGGACAACAAGGATTACCTGCTGGAAAAGAAGAACTACCTCCAATGCAACTTCAGCAACAAGTATGGTTGCCTGAGGGACAGGGAATTCCAGTTAACGCTAAATAACTTTCAGTTTTATAACAATTATGAAATTCACAGTTTATTCAAAAGACGGTTGCCCATATTGCACAAAAGTTCAACAAGTGCTAGAGTTGGCACAACTACAGCACGTAGTTTATAAGTTGAATAGTGATTTTACTCGCGAAGAATTCTATGCAGAATTTGGAGATGGTTCTACCTTTCCTCAAGTAATTGTAGATGATAAACACATTGGTGGATGTACAGATACTGTTCAATATCTAAAGGAGCAAAATTTAGTTTAATGAATAATAATCTTCACGAAGTTTACAGCGATGTAGAAAAAGCAATTGACTATGCCTTTAATGGTCAATTTGTTTTGAAGTTTTATGATTATTTAAAAGTTCGTGGAACTAAAAAGGTTGAAGTAGAACAGTTTATTGAAAGTTGTACTGCAAACGAAATTAGTAATCTTGTAATGGATTTAGACGATTATCTTGAGGGTGGATCAGATGAAATTCATAAACAACTTCGTGAGGGATATGGTCATATTCCAAAACCACAAGCAAGAAAAATAAGAAATTACCTACACGGTATTCTTGAGGATGCCTGGAGATATAGTCATGACAAAAGACCAGGAAGAAGAAAGAAGCAAACTAAATAAATCAGAACCTCAAATTAATAGAGGTGTTGAGTTACTACTTAGGAATAGGAGGAAGAAATCAGAAAGACCAAAGACTTTTCAAGTGAAGTTTGGTAAAATGATTTCTCTCTTTCGTAGAGAGTTTCATTTCTTTATAGAATTTCATTTTGATATTAGGAAAAAATAAACTCTCTGGAGAAGGAAAATGGAAACAGCATATGTAATAACATTTGTTACGATGTTCACATTGCTTTTTTTTATGGTAGGAGGTATAATTGGATGGTTAACCTACAGACATTTGTTGGAATCAAGACCTCCATATTTGCATCCAGAGTTTTTTGACGAAAATGGACAGGTGATACCTGACGAAATAGTATCTGTACGATTTGAAAACGATTACGATTATGACTACGACGAAGACGAAGAGGACAAAGACTGAAAACCAAATTGAGACTCTTCCAACAAACCCTTTTGTATTTGAGATTCTAGAACTAGCATCAAAGCAAAGATCAAATGCAAAAAAAGTGGAAATTCTTAAATCATATGAACATGATTCACTCAAAACGGTTTTAATCTGGAATTTCGATGAATCTATAATTTCTCTACTCCCTGAAGGTGACGTTCCATACGCAAGTGCTGGCGAACAGACTTCTTATAGTGGAACTTTGAGTGAAAAAATAGAAGATGCAGTATCAAAGATGGGTGAACTTAAAAGTAATTCTTTAGGATCTATGGATCAAGGTAGATCTTCTATTCGAAAGGAATACCATATGTTTTATAATTTTGTAAAAGGTGGTAATGATGGATTAAGTTCTTTGCGAAGAGAAACTATGTTTATCAATATTTTGGAAGGACTTCACCCTAAAGAAGCAGAGGTGTTGGTTCTTACAAAAGACAAAAAACTCCAAACTAAATACAAAATAACTCATGAAAACGTCAAGGAAGCATATCCTGATATTCAATGGGGTAATCGTTCATGAGTGCAGTAGTAGGAGAAAAAAAGAAAATGGCAGAAAACAAAACTAAAATTAATAGAGTTCTGCCACATGAGTATGGGTGCGAAATTGTTTTAGAAAAAACTACTTTAGAAAAAGCAAAAGATTCTTCATTTCCAAGTGATGCATATTTAATTTGGTATGTTGTAGATGAAGAAGAACATATTGACCTAACTCGTTGCTCAAAGCGAGTAAGTCTTTTTGACATGTACTATGATAAATATGGTCCAGGTTCAGTGCAAAAAATTGATTTTGGATATGGAAGAGTGAATCCCAAACTTTGGGGTTATAAACAACCTGAGAAAAAGAAGAGAAAATGAGTGCAGGATTTGGTGGGTCTCCCAGCGAAAATAGAGTTGGTAAAGA